CAGGATACCTGGCAAAGCATCCGACTACCGCAATGGCGATCCAGTCTCCCTATGTGGCTATGAGTCAAAACTACATGGCACAGACAAACCGGCTCTGGTTTGAGATTTACCAGATCGTAAAGGAAAATTGCGCCGCCGACTACACCGGGGCGAATCCGCAGGACGACGTCATGGAACGCCTACTGTCTGCGCGCAAAGGGAAATAGCTATGGACGAAATACAGTCTTTCATTCACTCGCTTAAGTATCACCGGCTGACGAGCCAGCAGCGCAAGACGCTGCGCGGGCAGGCACTTGCGGGAAATCTCATGGCGGCACAGGCAGGCTTGCGAAAAATAGTATCAAAAGGAGCTCAGCATGGTCATTCAAACATTGCCAGTCGAAAAGCTTATACCGGCGGATTACAATCCGCGCAAAGACCTCAAGCCCGGTGATCCGGAATATGAAAAGTTGAAACGATCGCTGTCGGAGTTCGGGTACGTAGAGCCGGTGATCTGGAACAAGACTACAGGTCATGTCGTGGGCGGACATCAGCGTTTGAAGGTGCTGATCGACACCGGCGTGACCGAGGTTGAATGCGTCGTCGTGGAAATGAGCGAGGAGAAAGAGAAAGCGCTCAACATCGCGCTCAATAAGATCAACGGCGATTGGGATAAAGAAAAGCTTGCTCTGCTGATTACGGATTTACAGGGCGCGGATTTCGACGTGTCTCTTACTGGCTTTGATGCACCTGAACTCGATGCGTTGTTCAAGGATTCGCAACGCGCCGGCGTTCAGGAAGATGATTTCGACGTGGGCGCAGCACTCAAGGAACCCGCGATCACAAAGCTGGGCGATCTTTGGCTGCTCGGTAAACACCGACTCATCTGTGGAGACAGCACGAAGCGCGATGTGTTTAACCTCCTCATGGACGGAAAGCGGGCCAATCTCGTAGTCACAGATCCCCCTTACAACGCCAACTACGAAGGAAACGCTGGCAAGATCAAAAACGACAACATGACCGACTCCGCATTTTACGATTTCCTGTTTGCTTCCTTTCAGAACATGGAAGCGTGCATGGCGAACGACGCATCGATCTACGTGTTCCACGCAGATACGGAAGGCCTGAACTTCCGCAAGGCGTTCTCGGAAGCGGGATTCTATCTCTCAGGAACCTGTATCTGGAAGAAACAGTCGTTGGTGCTTGGGAGAAGCCCGTATCAATGGCGGCATGAGCCAATTATTTTCGGTTGGAAGAAAAAGGGAAAGCACCAATGGTACGCTGATCGGAAGCAGACTACAATCTGGGAGTTTGACAGACCGAAGAGCAATCCAGACCATCCGACTATGAAACCAGTTGAACTGTTGGCATATCCGATTTTGAACTCCAGCATGGCAAATTGCATCGTGCTGGATCCATTCGGTGGAAGCGGTAGCACCCTGATCGCCTGCGAGCAGACCGACCGCATCTGTTTCATGGTCGAGTTGGATGAACGGTACTGTGATGTGATCGTTCGTCGGTTTTGCCAGAATTTTCCGGATCAACCGATTTTTCTGAATGGAGAGCAAATTCCGTACACAAAAATCGAAAAAAGCACAACTATCTCTTGATAATTTCACACGGTTGATCAATGTATATGACTACCAAATTCAAGGAGGTCGACAAAAATGCAGATCAAGTACCACCTAGAGGGCAGCGAGCGTAAAGCGCTGCTGGCAGTCATGCGCGAAATCTTGCAGGATACTCCCAAGTACATGGGGCCGCCGACGTTTTCTTTCAAGATAGGCCCATACACCATCGACCGGCACGGGACACTGGATTGTCCGGATCACTTGGATTCTAAGCAGGTTGCCATGCTGATTCGCGAATTGGAACGCGATGGTTACGTCGGCGAACGGATCGACGAACCGGCAAAGCCCATCGAGCAAAAAGCGGCGGAAGAGTCGAAGCAGGAAATCATGACACCTACACTCGACAGCCTTGACCGGCTTTCGGTCGAGATGCCGAAGGACGGCATGACGACCATCGCAATGGAAAACCTGCGGCGGCTGGTCGCGAGCAAGGCAACGCTGCTGAAGAAAGCGCTCGGTACAGACAGCCTGCCGATCACGGAGCATGCTGACCGGATCGAGTTCGGATGGTTTCGACCGACCGACGATCAAACGGTGATCACGGCTTACTACCAACTGGTACAGGGACTCTGCGATCTGGCGCGCACACAAAAGCGCGTACTGGCCGCCGAGCGCCCCGTGGAAAGTGACCGCTTCGCGCTGCGCTGCATGCTTTTGCGAATCGGATTCATCGGCGACGCGTTCAAAGATTCGCGAAGAGTCCTTCTGCGAAACCTCACGGGCAGCTCTTCCTACGCAAAGCTGAAAGCAGGTGACGACGCATGAACGGAATCCATCCGGAGATGCTAAAACAGCTCAAAGAATACTTTAAGCCTGGTTCTCGCGTTAAGCTGATTCAAATGCGAGATCCTTATACGGATCTTCGTCAAGGCGATCGGGGAACCGTGAGCTTTGTAGACGATATTGGCAGCATTCACGTGAACTGGGATAGAGGCAGTGCATTAGCTGTGGTTTTTCGTGAAGATTCCGTGGTGAAAATCGAGGAGAATGAACTTGAATAGCCGACTTTTTGCAGCATACGCCACTGGTGTGAACCGCGCTGAGATGGCGAAGTATTGCCCGACTGCAAGGCTGATCGGCGCGACGGAGCTGAAGAGCTACAGACTCGCGTTCCGCGGCAGCAGGGCCTCAGCGGTAGCGACGATCGAAAAAGCAAAGGGCGCGAGTGTTCCGGCACTGCTCTGGGAGATTTCACCGCCGTATGAAGCAGCGCTTGATCGCTGGATTGGTGTGCCGGAGCTATATCGGAAAGCGGCGATCAAAATCCGCCGTGACGGTTCTCCGTTGGATGCGCTGATCTACATTCTGAACAGCGGCAAACCACAGAACAAGCCCAGCGCTTTCTACTTCAGAACACTTGTGAAAGGGTACACAGCGGCGGGGTTCGATGCTGAGATTCTGAAAGCGGCGGTACAGGATGGCGATCCGGACGCATCGCGCGCATAGATCGCCGCAACGCCGCGTCGCGCAATGTCGCCACCGCTGAGCGGTTCAAAAGGCGGATGGGGCGGTTGCTCCAACGGCGCACGATAATCAAACCAAGCCGGACACGGAGGCTCACGCGGGCCTCCGTTTTAATTTCATGAGGAGGAGGCGGTGATGCTACGAAAACTGAAGAAGTACACGCCGACTCCCTTCAAAACAAAGGACTCAGGGTACGACAAGCGGGCTGCGGATCATGCTGTGGCTTTTATCGAATGTCTTTCTCATACAAAAGGCACATGGGCCGGGAAACCGTTTCTGCTGATCGATTGGCAAGAGCAGATCATTCGTGACGTGTTTGGCACACTGAAACCGAGCGGGTACCGGCAATTTAACACAGCATATATCGAAATACCAAAAAAGAATGGAAAAAGCGAGCTTGCTGCCGCGATCGCGCTACTCCTCACCTGCGGCGACAACGAAGAACGCGCCGAGGTGTATGGATGCGCCGCCGACCGGCAGCAGGCGTCGATCGTATTCGAAGTCGCCAAGGACATGGTCACCATGTGTCCGGCGCTGGCGAAGCGTGTGAAGATACTCGCGTCGCAAAAAAGGATCGTGTACCTACCGACCGGGAGTTACTATCAGGTGCTCAGTGCAGATGTCGCCAACAAACACGGTTTCAATACGCACGGCGTCATCTTCGACGAACTGCACACACAGCCAAACCGCAAACTTTTTGATGTTATGACCAAGGGCAGCGGCGACGCGCGGATGCAGCCGTTGTATTTCCTGATCACCACCGCCGGCGACAACACCAACTCCATCTGCTGGGAGGTGCATTCGAAAGCACAGGATATCCTGAACGGCAGAAAGACAGATGCTACATTCTATCCTGTGATCTACGGCACCGAAGAGAACGATTCATGGACGGATCCGAAGGTATGGAAGAAAGCGAATCCCTCTCTCGGGATCACAGTTGGGATCGATAAGGTGAAAGCCGCGTGTGAGAGCGCGCAGCAGAATCCCGCTGAAGAGAATGCGTTTCGTCAGCTGCGGTTGAACCAGTGGGTCAAACAGGCGATCCGATGGATGCCGATGGACGTTTGGGATAAATGTGCGTTTCCGGTTGACCCGGAGATGCTAAAAGGCCGGGTTTGCTATGGCGGCCTCGATCTTTCCTCGAGCATGGATATCACAGCGTTTGTACTTGTGTTCCCGCCGCTAGATGATGACGATAAATACTTTGTCCTGCCGTTCTTCTGGATCCCGGAGGACAACATCGACCTGCGCGTGCGGCGCGACCATGTGAACTACGATCTTTGGGAGAAGCAGGGCTTCCTGCTCACGACCGAAGGCAACGTGGTACATTACGGGTTTATCGAAACGTTTATCGAGCAGCTCGGTAAAAAGTACAACATCCGCGAGATCGCGTTTGACAGATGGGGCGCGGTACAAATGGTGCAGAACCTCGAGGGTATGGGATTCACAGTTGTTCCATTCGGTCAGGGGTTCAAGGACATGTCGCCGCCGACAAAGGAGCTCATGAAGCTGACGCTGGAGCAGAGGATCGCACATGGCGGTCAGCCTGCGCTGCGCTGGATGATGGACAATATCTACATCCGCACGGATCCAGCGGGGAACATCAAGCCGGACAAAGAAAAAAGTACAGAGAAGATCGACGGTGCTGTGGCGACGATCATGGCTCTTGATAGAGCGCTGCGCAACGGCGGTGGAGAGAGCACCAGCGTATATAATAACCGCGGATTATTGCTAATATAGGAAAGGTGCATCCAGTGACGGATGCACCTCTTTGTTAGTACCTGTTGCTTCTGAAGCAATCGCTGCACTTAATCGGTCTGTCAGTGCTTGGCTGGAACGGAACCTGACAGGCTTTCCCGCACTCTGCGCAAACCGCATCGTACATTTGACGTTGCGCTCCGTCGCGGGAACCGCCTCTTGAGTTGCCCTTACGAGCGACACGGCAGGATTTGCAACGCTGCGGTTCATTCGTAAAGCCTTTTTCGGCGTAAAACTCTTGCTCGCTGGCAGTGAAGGTGAATTCTGCTCCGCAATCTTTGCAGGCGATGGTCTTGTCGTTGTACATCTATTACCTCGTATAAAATATTGTGCGATGTTTTTTTGCACTGCACAATCATCAATTTATCGCATTCTGTACAAGAAGTCAATCACAATACTGCATGGAGGATGTTCATGAATCCACTCAGATACCTGTTTCGCTCCCGCGACAAACCGAAAGACTCCCTCAACGGCAGCCGCTACAGTTTCTTTTTCGGCGGAACTTCGAGCGGAAAACCGGTGAATGAAACGACCGCCATGCAGATGACGGCGGTGTATTCTTGCGTGAGAATCCTGTCCGAAACCGTTGCGGGGCTGCCGCTGAACGTTTTCAAATACAATGACAGCGGCGGCAAAGAGAAAGCGTTCAAGCATCCGCTCTACCGGCTGCTGCACGACGAACCA